TAGACAATAAAACTAGCAGATATAATACAAAAGTAATTGTAGACAAATGTGAAATTTGTGACGAAAAAGCAGAAGATACCCACCATATTCAGTTTCAATGCTCTGCCGACAAGGATGGAATAATAGGAAAACAGTTTCACAAGAATACATTGAGTAATTTAGTTCCACTATGTAAGAAATGTCATAATAGTGTTCATGCCAATAAAATTGTAATAAAAGGTTATAAAGAAACAAGTGCTGGAGTAGAATTAGAATACAGTCTGGTATCTGAAACCGAGAAACAGTGTGTTGATAAGACACGAAAGAAATTCACAGACGAACAAGTTGATACTATCAAGTCAGTTTCATTACAGGTTAAGTGGAAGAATCAAAAACTTCTTCAGGAATATTTAGAAAAAGAGCATAAAATAGTAGTAAGCAGTGGTATTCTTCGCAAAATAAGAGTCGGCAATTACTAGAGAGTGTTAAATATACACTTTAATAACTAATGTCTTCAAGAAGACGACTAAAGATTGTATCAGTATCTGGTAATCTACCAGTAGGACTCTTGTATCTCCTTATTATAGCAAAGAATGCCATTGGATTACTTTGATATAACTCAAGTATTTCATTGTTCATATAACTTTTTTTACTAACACCAGATGTATGATGAAGACCTCGGGCGGATTTCTCAATTGCCAATTTAACATTTTTCTTTGTTTTCTTTTCACATTCTGGTGCCCCCATTTTTATTAATTCGTGAAGCAATGTGTAATTAGCTGCCCAAGTTCTAAACATTTTTACAGTAATACTAGAATTATACCGTTTGAGAAAATTATTAATATGACGTTCTGTAATTCTTGAGATTTCCCGCTTATCATCTATGTAACTAAATAAGTATTCGCGATTACAATTTACACTTTTAAGGTCTCGCAAAATAGGACCTATATACTTATTACACACTTTGGCCTGATTTTCTACTCCTTTCTTTCCAGAAAAACGTATTTCCACTCCAGAATTACCAGATGAATTAATGTGGTCACTATTAATAGTTGTAATTCCATAACTATTGTATAATTGTTTATACTTGCTGTTTCCTATTCTAAAATTACACTTATCTACTAGATATATTACTAGTGCTATTTGAAAATCTTGAGACAATAACAAGTCCAATGATTTAGTAGTCTTTCCTTGGTAACGCATGATTGTATTCCATATATCACTACGAATTTTCCGTATTTTTTTTCCAAATATTTTCAAATCTGAGAATTTAAGAACCGATTGCTCTTCTGTATGTGCTTTATTATAAATATACTGTTTTCTTCCACGGGAATCTAATCCTATTGCTAATACTTTACTTTTTGGATTAGATGACACCTTTACACTAGTATAAGCTGGTGGAATATACAATTTATCTAAATGTTCCATTCTAACGCGTTTTTGAGTTCGCGTATCGGTGAATTCATTTTTTTTGGTTTTAGGGTTATATTTCCTAGTAAGATACATATATCTATTATATAATTATAACTTAAAAAAAAATAGGAGTATATATTTATTAATGGACAAATTTTCTAGCTCACTTAACTTTCCAAGTAAACCAGAAGGATACAAAAATATATCCGCTTCTCAACCTATAAAAAACTATAATGAAGAAAACAATAAAAAAATAAGTTACGCTAATTATTGTGAAATAAATTAATTACATTTTTTCTTTTTCTTTAATACTTATCCTCGAAACTTGAGGTATGTAGCTCCCTGAGCCTTAAGAAACTTTTTCATTTCTCGCTTGAAGAACCAACCCTTTGCCTTCTCGTTCCAATATCCTCCAAGGAAATACTTAGCACTGTATCGCGGGTCTACACGATGAGGCTTGAGAATATATCCCTTTCCATAGCGGATGAAAATCATATCGTCGAGAGCAGAGTCCTCCTCATCCGCGGTGTCTGGACCATCCTCGCATTCCACTGGGTCTTCGATGTATTCCTCTTCGATGTAATCCTGGTCAGCGTCAGACTCGGGAGAATAATCTGGGTCAGTGTCAGACTCGGCGTCATCTAGAAGAGGGTCTTCATCAGTGAACTTCACGTGAGTCGCCTTAGGAAGTGCTGATGGAGACTCGAATAGAGTTGTTCGTGTAGCTCCATGAGCAATGAGTGAATCCTCAAACTTGCTACGGAAGAACCAACCTGGACCATCCTGAGTATCCATCCACCATCCATCTAGAAGGTACTTCTGCCCATAGAATGGGTCTTCCATTGAATTGGGAAACAGGAGTAGTCCTCGTCCATATGTGCTATAAAATCGTCCTGAGAGGTCAGTTGTAGTTCCAGATGTCTCTCCAGATGCCTCTCCAGATGCCTCTCCAGAAGAAGAAGAGAACTGGCGTGTGGGGTCATATCGCTTAGGTCCATCAAATACTGCCCCTAGTTCATAGAGTGTCCGGACACAGTCTCGGCGGAAGAACCAACCTCCAGCAGACTCATTCCACCAACCTCCAAGGAAGTGCTTGTTTCCTAGATAGACACTGTCAGCAGTAGGTGTCATAAGGTAACCCTTACCGTATCGTGAAAAGGTATATCCTACAAGGTTGATTTCGGGTGATGATGAATCTGTAGCAACTACAAATCCACTAGAAACTAGAGGAGTTGTATCGTCTGTGTCTGGAACTACACCGCCATAAGTAGTGTGATAAAGACTTTCTACGATGCTAATCTGGAAAACCTTGTATACCCCAGCATCCATAAGTCGCTGATATTCCTCAACTGCTGTCTGGTAATTAAATGTTGACCATGAATCTGATGTATAAAACTGACGGTTATCGTTGGTAAGACTGATTGTATAATATGGGCGTCGGTTAATTGGTAGAGTATCTAGGGGTGATGCCGAAGCACCGAGTCCCTGACCTGATACGGAAAATGTCTGTGTGTTCTTTGAGCGAGTGTTGGGCATGTTATTTGGTATAGTAATTGAGAGTGTAATACTTTTAGGTAAATTTCAAGAAAGTCAATTTTGAAGCGCGTCCTAAGGAACGTTTATTATTATTAACAAACAAACAACAGTCAATGGTATCCTCGTATTCTGGTAAGTCTAAAATTCTATGAGGCAAAAATAAATTGCTGTCTAGAATACCAGTTCTCATAAAAAGTCTAGGTTCAATCATTTTATTAATAAATGTTTTATCCACGATAGTACAGTCTTTATATATACACAATAATTCCAGCAGTGTATTTATAGTTCTTCCTAGAGCATATACATCAACTTTATAAATACTACTTGAGATTTTCGATGTATTCCTTTTATAATCATTTCCATAATTTAAATGAAACCACCCACTCTCATCTCTTCTAGACCAATCGTCACAAGGTAAATATGGAAGAAATCCAGTAAAAACGCTAATGATTTTTGTATTGTTAGTAGAAAATGGGATATATTCTAAAGTTCCCCTTGGTCCATTTGTAATATATGATTTAAAAGGAAATTCTTCAGCAAATCCAAAATCTATGTATTTAAATCTGTCATTATCTAAAACTATATTTTCTGGTTTTATATCGAAATGGCATATTTCTTTTTTATGTAAAAATCTTAGTCCATTTATTAAGTCTAAACAGCATTTCTTACTTTTGTATTCCGTATCATTAGTGAAATAGTTTTTTTTGTTATCAAAAATACTCTGGTGAATTTCATATAGGTCACATTCTCCACTTTTAAATAAACAATATGAGAAACTTTGATTATTGGTATATCTCTCTGGTTTATCTACATGATTTATTTTTTCCAGATAATTTATAAAATCCAGAATTTTTTTTGGAATATTATCCTCTAATAGTGTATCATATGTAGCTGATTTTACAAGTTCTATAATATATTCCTTTGAATTTATGTCATCCATTAATTTAGGTAGTAATAACATTTCACCACGATTATACGGGGTTACTTTACATATTTCAGTTTTATCATTGGACTCTGTATATTTACGATGACGTTTATAAGGAAGAATAATAGCATTGCCTCCATAAAAAATGGAATTCTTCATAATACTATTTATAGATACTTTTTTTTAAGTATTTAAAGTATATTCTCCGTGTATAACTAAAAGAATGAGCTTTTTGATTTTGGGTTCAGGTGCGAGAGAATATGCTATAGCAAAAAGACTTTACCGCGATACACTACAAGGCGAAAGCATCTATTGTGTATCTAATTTCGAAAATTATGGTATTAGTCTTATGGGCATTCCTACATATATTACTAGTAATTCCAAAGAAATAGTGGAATATGCTATTAGGAAAAAGGTAAAATTTGTAATTCCTGGTGGAGAAAGTTATCTTATAACAGATTTATGCTACAAACTTAGACAAAATGGAATTCATTTTATAGGTCCCAGTAAAGTGTCAGCATTTTTAGAAACTGATAAGATTTTTGCTAGAAAGTTAATAAACGAGTCAGAACTTAAAATATACAATCCAAAATTTATTGTAATAAATTCTAACAATCCCAATATTCATTCTCTAGTAAAAGAATATCCTGTAATAAAACCAACTGCTGTTCATGGTGGTAAAGGTGTTAAAATTTATGGTATTGATTTTTTGGAAATTAACGAAGCAGTTGAATACATTAATTATTACCTTAATAAAAAGGAAAGTTTAGTATTAGAGGAATTGCTTGAAGGAACTGAATTCTCTTTTCAAAGTGTAACAAATGGTGAAAATGTAATCCATTCACAACCTATTATGGATTTCAAAAGAGTAGGTGAAGGCAATACTGGTGATAATACTGGAAGTATGGGTTGTGTTTGTTATAGAAATGGATTGTTACCTGGAATTGATTCAACAGATGTTTCAAATGCGGGATATGTAAATGAAGAAATTATAAAAATAATTAACAACTATACTAGAGATTTAAACTTAATAAATGAGAGTTATATTGGTTTTATTTATGGTAGTTTTATAAAAACTACTTCTGGAATAAAAATTATAGAATTTAATGCTAGATTAGGTGATCCAGAAGCTATTCCATTCATTGAAAGTTTCGGCGGAAATTTTAGAGACTTATTGGTAAGCACAGTGGAAAAATCAGTAGAGTTTTATAGTCAAAATCAATTCCGTCCTATTGACCGAACAGTAGTTTATTTAGTCCCAAAGAGTTATCCACAGAAATCTAAGCGAGAACAATTTATAGACCTTTCCAGGGTTCAATTAAATGACCTCAATACTTTTTATTACAGTAATATTCACGCGAATTATTTTCCTGATTCGAGAATGCGTTTTAAATTAGGTGGTTCCCGAGCATTAGCAATTTGTATAAGAGACCACTTAGAGATTCCACGTATAATAAATTCAATGAGTGGAGATTTTAAGTATAGAACTGATATACATACAATAGAAACTAATATTCCTAATAGTCCTACTACATTCAACTATGCCGATTGTGGTGTAGATGTAGAAAAGGCTAATAGTATAGTATCAAAGATTTTTGAACATATTGGTTCTACTCAAAGTGTAGAACATCCAAGAGCAGAAGTTATTTCAAAACTAGGTGACTTTTCCGGATTAGTAAATCTAAAACCTCATTCAGGTGAGAACACACTAGTATCAACAATAGATGGTGTAGGAACTAAAAGTAGTTTTACACCATTATTGTATAGAGAATTGCGTAGAGACACACAAATAGCATTCTCAAATCTAGGTAGAGATATAGTAAATCATTGTGTGAATGATATGCTAGTTAAGGGCGGAAACCCTCTTATGTTCCTTGATTATATAGCGTCAAGTAAATTAGAGAAAAGTGTAGTATCTGCTATTGTATCCGGAATGAGTGATGAATGTATTCGCCATAATTGCTTTTTAATTGGTGGTGAAACCGCAGAAATGCCAGGTATTTACACTGATGGTAGTTACGATATTGTTGGAACAATGATAGGAACTGTATCACAGGAAAACATTGTAGATGGTGATTCTATTTGTGAAAATTCTAAAGTATGGGGTATAAGAAGTGATAGTCCTCATACAAATGGATATTCCGCTATTAGAAAGTGTTACTCTGAGAATGCTGATTTCAATTACTACTGTAAAACTCATGGAGAATTCGCCGATTGGCTAACCGCACCACATAGATGTTATTTACCGGAAATAAAACAGGTAGGTATTCAAAATATTTTAGGAATGTGTCATATAACTGGAGGTGGTTACCAAGACAATTTAGCTAGAGTTATGCCTAAAACACTAGGTTTAAGACTTCAAAGAGAAAAAATATTTACACCTGAATGGAGAATGCTACAAAAGTATATGAGATTAGAAGACATGGAAATGTTGAAAACTTTTAATTGTGGAATAGGAATGGTAGTATTTACTAAACCTGATTGTGTTGTACCAGATGAATTTATTGAAATTGGTGAAATATTTCCAACAGACAATTCTAGTGTTCAGTTCGTTTAGACTTACACTTTATTAGTCTTTTTAATGATTTTGCTAATTTAGGATTTTTCTTGAGACTATGTCGTAACCTTCTGCTATACTTAGTATTTAAACCTTTACTATTCCTTTTTAATAATCTGGTTCCACCCGAAGATTGTGCTCGTGAAACTTCCATTTTTCTCTCTATTTGTGAATTATTTAAAAAAGTTTCAATAGATTTAATGTTACTGGTATTTAGCATATTCTATTATACTCGCAGAATATTTAATACGGAAAATTGATTTAAAGTTCAATGTCACAACTGTCAATATAACTCTATTACTAGACTACACAATGGCACCAAAGATTATTTACATTGAGGGGAATATTGGGACAGGTAAGACTACTTTTTGTGAATTGATGGAGAAGTTTCTTAGGTTTCAAAAGTTTAAGTGGAAGATTGTTCTAGAACCCGTATCTCAGTGGATGAGTATGACGACTAGCGAAGGAAGCAGTCTTCTAAGTGAGTTTTATGCTGACCAAGAAAAGTATAGTTTTCCCTTTCAAATGAACAGTTTTATTAGTAGGAGTTATAGTATTCACGAGACTATTAGCGAAAATCCTGACTTGGATGTAATTTTTGTAGAAAGGAGTGTATTCACAGACAAATTGTGTTTTGCTAGTATGCTATATGAATCAGGTAAGATGAATGAACTGGAATTCAAGATTTATAATGAATGGCATTCTAAGCTAATTACTGACTTTAAACTGGAAGCAACTGGATTTGTGTATTTGAGGACTACCCCTGAAGTTAGTCACGAAAGGATTCGAAAGAGGAGTAGGGATGGTGAATCTGGAATTCCACTGGATTACTTGAGTGCTCTACACTCTCGGCACGAAACCTGGCTTCTTACTCAAGAACCCGAGGAAAAAGTTCTTACACTGGATGTTTCAGGTAGTATCTTTGAAGACGAGGTTATGACTGATTATCTTGATAAGATCCGAGAATACTTTCGGCTCGACGAAGTTTAAGTTTAATATAAAAGGATTAATAATATATTTTTTTAATTACTAGAATAATTAAGATTAATTATAGAAAGATTAGGAATAATAAGAAATAAGACTTCTTAATTGCTGTATGCGAGACCACCCATACCACTCATGACACGGAGGACGTTGTAGTTAACAGCGTAGATAGCGGCGACAGTTGCTGAGGCACTGAACTCGAGGTGAGCAGTGTCAATTCTTGAGAAGTTGCATGTTCCTGATGGCTGGTGTTCTTCTGGCTTGAGAGCGAATGAATAGACATTGACATCGTTGCTGAGACCAGAGCATCTTGACTGTGGGTCCTGAGTGCGGGAAACAATTTTAACACTTAAACCATCACCGTTGGCAAGGTCAGCTTTGAATAATGTTGCTGGAACTGCTGTAACAAATGTGCATACTGGGTCGGCAGCAGTTGAGACTGTGGCGACCTGAACAACGTATGTATGTGTATCAACTACATCAGCAGCTACTGCTTCTTGACCACCAACTGAGACCAAAAGAACATCACCTACTTTTACTGGATTAGCTGCGTAGTCAACAGAGTCAAAGGTAATCTGTGCAGCTTCTAATTTAGCAGCATTATCGGCAACAGTTGCGTTGTGTGTTAAAACAGTGGTATCAATTGGAGCAACATGAACTGGTCTATCCATTTCCTTAACGTTGAAAGCTGGGACAGCGGTGTGGTGGTCGAGTGGCTGACGGAGCTGGAAGTATTCACGGTCCTGCTGGGCAAATCTGTCGTGTCCGTTGAGTGTAACCTTAGCCTTCTGGGTTGTGACGTTGGCAGTTGCGTTAGTCCAGACAAGTTCCTTTACTGGGTGGTTGAAGTTGAGTTTATATTTGGAAGCAGCGGAACCCTCGGTCTGGTATTGGAGCTGTTCAATGAGGTATTCGTGTGATACCTGAGC